AAGAGATGGTCGATTAAAAATGAGCGACTGGACACAGGTTACAGATTCACCGCTTACCGCAGAACAAAGAAGTGCTTGGCAGATGTATCGCCAAACACTGAGAGACCTCACGGACGACTTCTCTCATGCCACAACTATCGAAGAGGTTACGTTTCCAGACATACCAGAATGATTGCTGAAATCTCCGCGATAGTTGCTGGGGTCAACATGGCTACATCTGCTATTAAACAGGTGGCTGGAGCGGCTGATGACTTGTCCACGATAGGAGTTTTTCTTGGGAAATTGGGCGGGGCAGAAGTAGAGCTTGCTAAAGCTCAGAACGCTGGTGGGTTATCTGAAGCTGATGCTGTCAAAGCCGCATTAGCGCGTAAGCAGATTGCAGACACTATGCAGGAGGTGAAAGATATATTCACCATCAGCGGTAACGGACATTTGTACCAGCAGTGTATGCAGGAGATGGCAAACGCTCGAAAGGCTAAGCAAGAAGAGCTTGCGAGATTAGTAAGACAGAGAGCTGCGCGTAACAAAGAGCTACGTCAGATTGGATTCATTGTATTGATTTGCTTGATTGTTGTGCCGCTGGCAGTCGGGCTTCTTTTAATGCGGCTAACGTAAGGAGATCGATATGCATAACGGCTATCCATGTATAAACCAACCCCCCGGTAAGACTAAAAAGAAAACCAGTAAGAAGACTAGGAAAAAGAAGCCTAGCTCTAAGGCGTACTAGTGTCTCGTTCTGACGAACCAAAATGGAAACGCATTGTTGCGTCGGTAAAAGCTGGCTCGGCTGGAGGTAAGCCGGGTCAGTGGTCGGCTAGAAAAGCTCAGCTTGCAACGCAGCGATACAAAAAGTCAGGCGGCAAGTATTCAGGCCCAAAGACAAAGGCGCAGAAGTCTTTGTCTAAGTGGACTAAAGAAGATTGGGGTACTAAGTCTGGTAAGAACTCAACGCAAGGAAAGAAAGCAACAGGTGAAAGGTATCTCCCGAAGAAGGCTAGAGAGGCTCTATCAAGCAAGGAGTACGCTGCTACTACAGCCAAGAAACGAAAAGACACAAAAGCTGGTAAACAGTTCTCCGCTCAACCAAAAAAAGTAGCTAAGAAAACCAGCACTGTGCGGAAGGCGAGTCACCGTCCGAGACGGCGGCAGTAGAAGCGGGTAATTTCTTTCATGCTTATTTCCTTGGCAACCAGCGGGTGTCTTTTGCTACAGAAAGACGCTCTTTCTTCACAACAACTAAAGGATCAGTGTAACTGACGTAATCCTCTTCACCGCCTTCTCCAACGTGATATTGAGGAAAAACTTCGCTCTCTGTTACATCTGAAAGCTCCATGTTTTCGCAGCACCATTCAAAGGTTTCAACAGGGCTTATTCTCTTTATACCATTCACACGGATCACAATATCTGGTGTGGCGTAATAAGTTTTTCCATCTTGTTCAAAAGTTTTACTTTCCATTATTTTTCTCTTATGAGACCCAACAATTAGTGTGGACTAAATGTTGGGTAGTTGGTGTGTGTACAAGGCGGCAGTAAACTCCGCTATTAGCGGAGTCTGCTTTAGACTAAATTATAAAACCTAATAAAATCAGGTACTTAAAAAACTCCGCCAATGACCCTTCGGCCTTCGTAAGTTACTGATTTATAAGGGAAATATATTAAATGGCGGAGAGAGAGGGATTCTCTCCGCTACCTTTGTAACCTATTGTTTTATATCTATTTATAAGCCACTATATTGCTTTGGCGGAGTAATGGCGGAGTTAGATGGCAAATATAAGGCTTAAGGGCAGTAAGTGGCAGGCAGACATAAACAAAGCTGGTCATGCCCGTAAGACAAAAACCTTCAAAACAAAGTCAGCAGCTAAGGCATGGGCTAGGAAGGTTGAGATGCAGATGGACGACGGTACGTTCATCGATGACAAAGAAGTAATCAGTCATAAGCTGTCAGACCTAATCCACAACTACATCAAAGAGCTAGAGGACACTGCCCCAGTACTAGGGTCTAAGCTCTCTAGTCTACAGCGCATGGCCCGTGAGTTTGAAAGTGACACGCTTAAAGATTTAACTCCCAAGTACTTGCTTGCCTACGGCAAACGCCGCCGAAAGACTGTTGGGGCTTCGACATTACAGAAAGACATGTCGTACCTAAAACAAGTCATTGCTTATGGGATTGTGTTTTGGGAGTTACCAATAGCTGCTAATCCAGTAGAGGTAACCAAGCCTGCACTTGGGTCGTTGAAGATGATTGCTGGTAGCAAGCGTCGTACTAGGCGGCTGCGGGAAGGAGAGTGGGAAACGCTCATGGCTGGAGTAGGCAGGCAGCATAATTCTGAGTCAGGGAACAACTGGCTAAGCCCTATGATCGAGTTTGCGGTTGAGTCCTGTATGCGGCAGGGCGAAATTCATCGGTTAACTTGGGACGATGTAGACTTTGAACGGCACACCGTGCGTATACAAAGCAGGTTATGGGAGGGTTATAAGAAGGGGCCGACCGATATAATACCTATGCGAGAGGGCGTGAGAGAGGTGCTCCTACGTGAATATAAAAAGGTTGGCAAGGTAACCCGCAACAGAACAAGACTGCCAGAACGGGCTAATCATGTGTTTGGGAAGCCAAAAAAGAGTGAATCGATTTCAGATAGATTTGCTAGGGTGGCGATCAAGTCTGGATTGAGGGCACCACCAATTCCTGGTGTGAGAAGCAAAGCAACTGAAGAAGATTTAACTTTTCACGATCTTAGGCACGAGGGTATAAGTCGTCTTTTTGAAGACAAAGAAAAGAACTACAGCGTGCCAGAAGTTGCTGTCATATCAGGGCACTTGAAGTGGGACACATTGTCTATCTACACTCAGCTAAACGCTGAGGATATTTAAGCTTCTAGTTGAGCTGAAATGTAGTTAGCTACACCTTCAGTCGGGAAAAGATAACGTTTTCCCATACGCCAATGAGGTATGCCTAAACTTTCATCGTATAGCTTGTTGTAAATTGTTTGCTTGTTTGATTTAACTACTTCGGCTAAATCTTCAACAGTCATGAAAAGCCCATATCGACTCTCTAAAACTTTAATCATCCATCCTCTCCCTCTTGTATAACACAGCTCGTGAGGCGATTCAGATACCATTGGGCCTTTTCTAAGTCTTGAATTCTTAGCTTTGGGTCGGTAGATTTTTTGTCCCACCTCCACAGATATTTTAACGCGTTTCCTTTTAAGTAACCTTGGAACCCTTCACTAGTCATGCTGGCTTCGATAGCTTCAATAGCTTCAATACCGCCTGAGTTGTAATGATCAGGGTGATTAACAAGGTCTTTCATGTTTTTTATAGTGTCGTTTGCAATGGTAAAACTATACCTTTAGGTTAGTAGTAATGCTACTATTTTTGGGTTTTTTGTTACAAAGCATCAAACGTTAGAACAGCTTTGAGTAGATGACGGTTAGGTGACTAGTAAATTTATCAAGCGGCAGTGATTTCAGTTTGGCTCTTTCAATAGAGACAATTGAAAATTTACTAGTCTTGCTTTTCTTGGTTAGACAAATAGCGTCCGTGTTTGCAGTTCGAGTTTCAACCCAGTTTTTTTGCAGTAAATGTGTTGAAACAACCCCTACTTTTGACCCTAAAGGAAAAAACTGATTCTTTTGGTCTACCTCTATGACGCTAAGAAGGTTACTACTACCCACATTGATAAATCTGTTTTTAGATACAAGTGACTTTTTACCGGAGAGTGTTTCTGGGTAGCTTGCAAAGTTGGTGTATGTGGGCATGTCAGTACTGAAATTTGGGTCAATTTCGCTTGGGCAAACTTCTAAGAAGTTAGCTAACTTAATGATTGCTGCGGAATTTAACGTGGTAATTTCGGTAAGGTAGTGACTAAAAGCACTTTGTGTCCACCCAAGCTGAGAAGCTGCTTCGGTCTGAGTCATGTTTTCAGTTACTTTTTTAGTTTCCCAAAGGTTTCTCAAGTTTTGAATTACTTGAGTTTGGTTTGGCTTGTTCATTTTGGTTGCCATTGAGTTTTTGAGCTATCCACTTACTTGTATTTGCTATCGATAACCCTTGATCGAAGTCAGTATTAAAGAGGGGTTTATGCCAGTCTTTTCGGGTTAAAATAATAGCGCCTGTTTTTGAGCCGATTATTACTGCGACTACTACTTTATAGTCGCACATAGTATCTAGCCAAGCAAGTTGAAGGGCTGAGAGTCCAGTCTTAATCCTTGTGCTGGGTTTTTTAGGTAGGGTTACATATTTATATTCAATAAACAGGGAACCGTTAGGGCCGGCATACCAAGCATCTGGCACGCCGCCCGTGAAGTTATCATGAATCTTCCACCTGTATAGCGCAGGTGGAAGTTTCCGATGCACGGCTTTTATAAAACCGTGTTCGTTCATGCGGTTTTAAGCGTGCGCTTCATACAATGCTTCAGCAGCTTTGTAGTCAGCTTCTTGTACCCAACCCTGCCAATCGATCTTGACGTTTAGGTAGGTAGCTCCAGCACGGTTCTCTACAGAGACTGTAGACAGTTTCCATAGACCAGCGAAACGATCACCGCCTTTCATACCAATCTGTGTGTTCCAGTTCTTGGATACACTTAGCTTGGAGTTAGCGAAATCGAACAAAGCTGGCATGGATGTCTCACCAGTCTTAGGGTCTTTGGTGACCACTAAGTGACTGTGCGTCTCAGAGATTTGGAACTTCTCTGGTGCATCTTCTTGAGCTGCAACCAAGGCAGTTGCTTCGCCCATTGAAGAAGTCTTGCCGACATAGCCACCGCCAGCTTCGCGCGTGCGCCAGATGACATAATCTGTGACGAAGTTAATACTGATCACGTAGATCTCATCGCCCATCAGTTCGCCTGACAGCGAGTTCATAAACATGCCAGCTTCAGCGCCTTTGATGAACTTAGGGTGGTGCTTGTCCACTTCATCAGACATCTTTTGTAGCTGTTTGATTCTTGGGATAGCCAACTGATCGCCCACGTTTTCGTTACCGCGAGAGCCAGACTGGTTGATGTACGCTGGGACTTTATCGTCCGCTAGTGCAAGTGCTTGATTAGCCATAGGTTGTTACCTGTTTAGTTATAGAGATCGGAAGTTAAGTTTTGTCAGTTCCCGCATACTCAGCCCAGGAATGTCTCCATAAGTGGACACATATTCTCGGATTGCAGTAGCGGATAACCGACGGTGCAAAAATTCTAGTAACTTGTTTTCGATAATGAAGCCGTATACTTCGTCCCAGTTATCGGCATTAGGTACTAGCTCAGTTGCGACAGAGATGGTTGCGTTGTCATTAGCCATACGCTTCAGACCCGCTTCATTCATCTTTGCCATCAGGTCACGGGTGATCTCGTCTTCCCGTTCCTTGAGTTCTTTGACCTCAGTGTTGAGGTCTTTAATTTGTTCTTTGACTGTTTTTAGTCGGTCGATTGTTTCGTCTAGGTTCATGCGCTGATTGCTCCATTAGTTCGTGATTCAATCCAATATTCGATAAGCGTTTTGGTCGGCTCCCAGTGCAGGTCGCGTTCGATACTTAAATCAAAGGACAGTTTTACTGACGTTAGTTCTTGCATAGAAATCAGTCCGAGTTCGGATTCACCAAAACCCATATCGCTTAGTCCAAAGAAGATGGCATCGCCGCTCTCAATGCTGCCGCTGTCAATTTCACTGATGAGCCATGTTGCTGCGCCCGTTGGGTTGAATAGCTTTAGATAGGGTTTACGGTCTTCTTCGGGAAGGTCTTGGTTTGAGAGCAGTTGTTTTTCTATTTCTTTAGTAATTAGCTTCATGCTGTTTTCCTGATGTTGTTTAAATCATTTAAAATCGTTAGTAGTTCTTCCATTCGACCTAACTTGCCTTCTAGTTTTTCGTAAACGTCAGGCTCCCAAGTGTTTTCCGCAGCAATGCGGATGACTTCAGTGCGCTTGGTTTGACCAGCTCGGTAGATACGTCGATTGAATTGTTGGTAGTGCTCAGCGTTGTAGGTGGGGCTAGCCCAAATGATTGAAGTGGCGGTAGTCATAGTTAAGCCATGCCCTGCGGACTGCGGGTGACAGAACACAACTTGCAATTGACCGGCTTGCATCTTGCCAACCACATCAGTGCGTTTGTGTGCGGGTGTGCTGCCGTCGATGACACCGTATTTAATCCCACGCTTCTCACACTCATTGACCATGTGGTCACGTTCGTGTTTCCAATTGAACGCGACTAAGCTGTGCGCCCGTTCTTGTATGAGCTGCATGATTAGGTTGTAGCGGTCTTCGTGAACGCCAATCACATTGCCTTCGTTGTCGTACAAGGCACCTGTGCATAGCTGCAATAGCTTTTTGATTTTGGCACCTGCATGAACCGCGCTGACTGTGCCTTTGTTGGTGTGCAGCACAGAGTCATTTGCTAAATCTACATACTGATTCATGATGGTGCGCGGCAAAGTAGTAGTCATGGTACTAATAGTTTGTTCGGGCATATCAATACATTCTTCTAGCGAGAAGCGGATGTTGATATCTAGTAGGGCGCTCGCAACTATCTCTTCAGCGTCATCACGGTCTACCCACTCATTTGCAAAGCCATTGAAACGGCTGGTGCATACAGCTGATCTGAATGAATAGAACCTGTGACCAAGACGCTCACCGTCATCTACCAGTAGGGTAGGGTGCCAGATGTCTAGGATGGAGTTGCTGTTAGGCGTACCTGACATGGCGATACGGTAGTCAAACTGCTCGATGATTTTTGCAATGGCTTTACTGCGCTGACTGTCTTTGTTCTTGAAGGCAGTGAACTCGTCGATGCAGATAGTGTTAAAGCCAGCGAGCATGTTTTTGTTTTTTAGTAACCACTTAACTGCATCGTGATTGGTAAGCACGATAGACGCGGACTCGTTGAATGCTTTGAGTCGGTTTTTTGCAAACGCAACAGAGTACGTCAGGTCAGGTTGGAACTTGTCTATGTCATCTGCCCAGCTTGCTTGCAAGATAGACAAGGGCGCGATGACTAGCATTCGGCCTTTGTCTTTTGGCAGCTTCGCATACGCATCGATGACGCTTCTGGTTTTACCAGTGCCGGGATCTGAAGTGATTAGAACTTTGTGTTTGCTAAGGATGAAGTCAGTAGTTTTTGTTTGGTGATCAAATGGTTTAAACATAGTTAGTACATAGTTGATTAGAATATAATATTAGCATTACTACTATTTTATGTCGAAGCTTTAGTGGTTCTTATGTTGGGTTCTATTGAAAAAATGTCGGTTAGGATTTTTGTACGCATCTCAGCAGCGTCTGAGCGGTTCATTTTAGTGACTATTTTTATGTCAGACTTTTTGAGTTTGTATGTAGACCAGAACTCAGCATCTGGCGGATCAGTTTTTAATGCGTACTCAACAATTAAGTCGTCTTCGCAGTAATACATTTTCATTTGTTTACTCCATAAGGTTCCATGACCAAGGCCAGCTTTAGTAGGGAACGGAGAGGCACCTACGTATACACTGACCGAGGTCACGAACTG